CCACCGTCCGCGCATCCACCACCTTAGTCGCCCAAAAGTCCCGCTTTGAGTGAAAAGTCTCATAAAAGTACCCCGTGTTGCGCCGTGGGTTAGAAAACGCCAGCCAAAAACGATTCGGCGTGTTTTCCGTGAAGAATCCACCAGTGACAGACCAAATTGAATCGTCAATACCACTTGCCTCGTCAAAAATCACCAGCACACCGTCAAAATTGTGTACGCCAGCATAAGCATCCGGGTTCTCAGCACTCCAAAGCCGACCCTCCACTGCCCAATAGCGCGTACCCTTCTTCAAATCCTGCTCCACTAGGTCAGTTAACCACTTTGCAGGTGCCACTTTTGTCGCACTAACCTCAAACCAGTGCGAATTTAACCCCATAGCCAGCCATTTAGTTATCTCCGCCCAAGTAATTGAGCGTAACTGGTTTTCGCTATTTGCCGAAATAATGGTCGTCGAGCCAATACGAGTTGACACCATCCATATAGTCAGCCATGACACTAATGCCGACTTACCAATACCCCGACCAGAAGATATTGCTTCTTGCAATACCTTGTACATGATTTCTTCGGTAGATTTATTATCTCCAGCAATTTTATTCGCAGCAATATGCACCGCAATATCATTCAATACCTCACGCTGCCATTTACGTGGGCCTGAGAAATGCTCCAGTGGAGTACCTTTAACTCCCCAAGGAAATAGGTATTTAACAAAAGCCAGAGGATTATCTTTTAATGCAGGACTCCAAAGTACCGCCATTAACTCTTGTTCATCTTCTGGTTTATATATTGTGGTTTGCATGGTGTGAGTATGTTAATAAAGCCGCGAGGCAATTGGGTAAATATATATTAAAAAAAATTGTTCACGAGCGTTCCGTAGCCACAGCCGCCCTAGCCTCGGCCCTCCCCCCCCTACTCTTCGGCATCCTGGTCTTGCACAGCTTGCACAGTGGATGCATTGAGTCTCGGTGTAACGTCCACAACGTCCACAAGGCGCGCCTGGGCAGCTGCTAACGCTCCACTGATGCTGATGCGGGTGTCGGACACTTGGACGTCTAACCTATCGCCATAAACCTTGGGGGCGAGCTTGGAAGCACGCCAACGCATGGAGTCCAGCACGACACGCGCTGCATGGGAATCCATCGTGCCGCTCTGAACCTTTGCCTCAACGTCTGCCATCTCACTGAATAGGGTATCGGCTTGCATAGCGCGCGCCTGCGCGTACTTTGCCGCATAGCCGGGCTCATCCCTCATCCACCTGCTTACAGTCTCCCTATCTGGCATCCCGTCATCTTTGCAAACCTGCACCAAAGATCGACCAGTCTCAAGTTGCGCCATGATGCTATCCATGATGGCGTTTTTATCGGCATACGCTACAAATCCCATTGCATTCACCCCATTTCAGGCATCTGCCCAAAAAACAGGCAGATTGACCTAATTTTACGCATAAACAAACGCAACATGTCATACACAAATACACACTTCCTTAGAAGTGTGTGTATGTTGTGTAAAACGACACGTTCAATGTCAATACCTTACACAATGCACATGTGCATACATTGTGTAAGAAATGTAAGGGTAAACCCTAACAACCATACTGTACAAACGATCAGTACAAAACATAGGGTTTGTCCTAAGTAGACTGCTACAAAATCCGTTACACTGTAGTCTCACTCAATCACCTGGAGAACACCATGAACACCATCATCAACTACTCTGTACCGGCTCTGCTAAGCATTGGCATCGTATGGTGGTTATTAACCATACTGGCCTGATCACATCCTGTAGCGCATCAATGGTGCGCTATGGGATGTCATCCGGCATCGTCAATTAACTAAGGAATAGCATGGAGCATACAAACCCCTACAAAGCCCATCTAAAAGCGCTTGGCCTAACTTACAAGCGCATTCTTGGCACGGCTAGTGCGAAGACAATCAAGGGCGAAAAGATTGGCTATCTGACAGCCATCATTTACTTAAAGCCTGATGAAATCATTTGCAGCATGGCTAGACTAGCTGGCTGTATGGACGGCTGTTTACAGTCCGCTGGACGTGGTGCATTCAATAGCGTTCAATTGGCACGTGTTGCGAAGACTGAATATTTCAAACAGCATCAAATGGCTTTTATGCTCTCCATTTGTGCAGACATTTGGACAATGCAGCGCCGTGCCGATAAACTGGGTTTGCAGCTATTGGTCAGACCAAATGGCACTAGCGATATTCTTTATGAGAACATAGATGTTATCGATGGTAAGAATATATTCCAATTGTTTCCAATGGTGCAGTTCTATGATTACACCAAACATCCAGCTAGAAACTTAAAAAGTAAGACTGCAGATAACTATGATCTGACCTACAGCTATTCGGGTTTGACTCCAATCAAAATAACTCACAAGGGTTTGTTGAACCCCAGTAACTCTAGAGTGGCTGTAGTCTTTATGAAACAAGCCGATATTCCTTTGCACTTCAACGGATGGAGCGTTATCGATGGAGATAACACCGATGTACGTCACATTGAACCAAAGGCTGTAGTAGTGGCTTTGTATGCCAAAGGTCAGGCTAAGAAAGATAGTACAGGCTTTGTGCAGACCAAAGGGGTTCACTACGCCTAAGAATGCACTCTCTAAGCTCATGCGGTGAGCTTAGGGGTCTGTATTTTTAGACCATATTGGCACCTAACCCTTATCGGGTATAGGTTTATAGCTATCATTTTAGGAGTGAACCATGAAACTGTACCCATCTTATGAGGCACTGCCAGCTAACCCCGTTTATCTCGGGTCTGACATCATGCCCGGCCAATTGGATGAGCATGCCGCTGACATTATTGACGATGAATCCTGGGGCAAACCCTTGGCCTACGTCATTGACGAAAACGGGTTCCGTTCGTTTTTCACATGGGGGCGCAAATGAAACGCATTCTGTGGACTATCACTCAAGCCCTACTCGGCGCTGCCATATGGGGCGGGCCGTTCATTTACTATTTTTGGAGTATGAAACCATGAACGATAGCAACGCCGCGCCTACCTTGTTGGAAGCGCTCAAAATGGCCCTGGAAGCGCCCGACGACGATAGGTCGTGGGAAGACTACGCAATAGCCGCAATCAAGGCGGCTGACCCGATGTGGGAAGACCCTTTAGTCAACTAACCAATGGAGCAAACCATGAAAAATATCCCAATCAAAACCCTACGCGCCGCCCTACGTGCCAAGTATGGCGCCCGTAAATATAAGATTATCGGCACGGCTTGTTGCGAACAGGTGCATATTTACGGACTCATGCCAAACAGTCAGACCGTCGGTTGGTGGCTTATGGGTGACCTTCTCAGTGCTGAATTGTGGCTTGGGTTTCACGACGGGGTGCCAGCATGACCAACTGGCACGACTACGACGACGACAAGGACTACGACCGCCTAATGGCCGATGATGGCCCGGACGACTCAGAGCCCGGCATATGCACTGCCTGTAATGGCTCGGGCGAAGGGATGCATGAGGGGACTACGTGCTATAGCTGCAAAGGGGCGGGAGAATGTTAGAGCAAAATTTAACTAACCCAAAAACCATGCTGCAACTTAAGCGTGAGGGCTGGACAACCAACCAAATTTACGCCGCAGTAAAGCGCGGTGAACTAGTGGCACGTAATTTACGTAAAAACGGAAAATTAATATGGGGCCCAGGTTTGTTTTATACCCCTTTATGGCCTGATGTTGATCGTGTTTCACCTTTGCGCGATGCTTGGAGTTCTAAATGTTAGCCGCTGCCCTAGTAGCCGCCCTGATGGCCCTGATACTTAACCTTTAAGCCTACTCCCAACTGATGCCCACTGAATACAAAGTGGGCTTTTTTACGTCCTCAATCTGGCGCTTGGCGTCCTCGAAACCACGCCCCACGATAACCCGGTGGCCTATGCTCTCCAAGTACGCTATCCAATCCTTTTGGACTGGCGAAACCACGCCGCCCTTCTCACGTTTGAGTTCCACCCATAGCAGCCACTCAGGCACAAACAAATCAGGCACCCCAGGGCTAACCCCCTCTGCCTTCAAGTTGGCGCCCTGTGGGCCTGATCTGGCTCCCCCATTGGGGATTGCAAAGACTCTCACGCCGAAATAGCTGCGCCTGAACCAGCTTACTAGGCGCACCTGCTGTAAATGTTCGGACTCCATCAAAATGGTACTTCTTCCACCCACAATGAACATTCCCCAGGTTCTGATGCGAAAGCCTCGGGCGGCGCTTCACCGAATTCTGAGCAAATCCCGTCTGGCCGATAAAAATCACACGTATGGCAAAGCTGCGGCACATCAGCCTTCAAAGTGGCGCGGTAGTGAATCACGCTGGGTGGTTCTGGATGTCTCATAAAAATTTCCTTTTCAGTACGGTAAAAAACTTGCCTTCTTTTTTGAATTCTATGGTGGCTGGTGGCGTCCCCTCGGTCATCTGCTGGGCCATCTGATGCAGATCAACGGCGGCATAATCCAGCGTCACGCCTGCCTTGTGGGCAATGTCGGCCAGTAGGCGGCGAGCCTTTTCGCCAGCGTAGCCTTCGTGCATGGCGCAAACATACTCAATCACTGGCGGGTCTGACAGTCCGCCGTAGTAACTTACTGCCAACATCTCCCGGCCACTGGCGCGAGATATATGCTTTCGCCATGTCCAGGCGGTCACCTCCATGTCCACGCCCTCCACGCCCATGATGTCAAGATTGTGCAGGCGCAGCGGTGGCTTCACCGGCTCTGGGAATGCCTCACCACAGGCCGGGCAAACCCTCACGCTTAAGGCGCAGATTTCCTGACAGTTCTCGCAGACCTTTACTGGCGCTTCGCCCTGTTTGTCTCCCTTTTTTGGTGGCGGTCTGACTGCGGTGATGGGGCCATGCTGCTCAACCACGCCGGCAAAGTCTAGAACCAAGCAGTCAGTTTTGCCCGGCGCAATCCGCAGGCCACGCCCGGCCATCTGAACGTATAGGCCGGGGCTCATAGTAGGGCGCAGCATAGCCACTAGATCGATTTCAGGTGCGTCGAAACCCGTGGTCAATACGTTGGCATTCGTCAGGGCTCTAATGCGCCCTGCCTTGAAGTCGGTCAGGATACGGTCACGCTCGGCGCTTGGCGTCTCGCCGGTCACGCACTCGGTGGTGATGCCCTGCATGGTCAAGGTGTCGCGGATATGCTGGGCGTGAGCCACGCCAGCGCAAAACACCAGCCAAGACTTGCGCTCAAACCCTAAACGAACGATCTCAGCGGCCACCTTTCGGTTCTTATCGGTGGTGTCAACCGCTGCCTGTAACTCTGCTTCAATGTACTCCCCGCCACGCTTTTTCACCCCGTCCACCTCCAGCTTGGTGGCGGTCAATTTACTGCGTAGGGTTGATAGGTAGCCCTTGTGAATCAGTTCCTCGATGCTGACCGGCTCGATCAGGGCGTCAAAGATGGCGGGATCGTCGGTGATGTAACCGTGGCCCAGGCGGTAAGGCGAGGCGGTCAGGCCAACGATTCGCAGGTTCGGATTGATGGCGCTCAGTTCGGCCAGCAGGCTTCGATAACCGCCCTCGTCTTTGTGGCTCACCAGATGAGCCTCGTCAATGATTACAAGGTCAACATGGCCGATTTGACTGGCTTTTGTCCGGACAGACTGGATGCCTGCAAAAGTTATCGGTTCGCCTAATTCTTTCTGGCGCAACCCGGCAGAGTAAATGCCAAGCGGCGCGTTGGGCCAGTGTTGGCGCATCTTGTCGGCGTTCTGGCTGATCAGTTCTCGGACATGGGTTAGCATCAAAATGCGAGTCTCAGGCCAACTTTGCAGCGCGTCTTTGCACAGTGCCGCAATGATGTGGCTCTTGCCTGACCCTGTTGGCAGCACTAGACAAGGGTTGCCGGTGTTGCCTGCTTCAAACCATTGGTACAGTTGGTCTATGGTGCGGGTTTGGTATTCACGGAGCATAATTCTTGCCAAGTAATTTGTGAATCAATAATCCCCAAATTGCACCGCCAGCAACCTTTGCCAAGAACTGGGCTGCCACAATTTGTGGCATAAGCGCACCGAAAGCAATTGTTGGGAAAAGCAGAGAATCAACCGCAGCACCGGCTATATTTGATTTGGTAGAGCGTTTAAACCATGTCCCTGATGCTTTAATAAAAACACCCCAATCAACCACTGCGGCGGCTGTAAAAGATACCGCAGAAGCTATTGCAATCATTCCTGCTGCTGGATTAAGCGCATAGGTCAACAGACCTGTAGCGGCAATGAGACCACCCATCTGCCATGCCTTCAGTCTGGTGTGCAGCAAGTCCCGCAATGCGAGATCAAGTCCGATAAAAAGGAAGGCGTTAATGGGTGAAACCCACGGCCCCCACTGAGCGATTGAAAGGTTGGCAAGGGTCATTGCTGCTGCGTAAAGTGCGATTAGAAAAGGCATAAAGATTCCTGTTGAGGTTGAGTTGTCCAATTGGTGGCTGAATTGTGTGCTTCGATTCGGGCCGCAAGGGTAACGGCCCTCCAATCCTTGTCTGGTGGCATAAAAGTGCCTTTCCAAGCAGAATCAATACCAACATTGCGGCCAACACTTGTGGAGTCGGCAGAATGAAAAGGTATTCTGGTGAAAACATCA